TAATTTGTTGTATAATATCTTGGTCTTGGTTGTAAATTTTTTTGTTCAAAGACTGGAACAAATAAAATACCATCTTTTTTTAAATAATTTTTAGTATGTTTTGCTATATTTTGTATTGCTTTTTTATTATTATGATTTAATGTATTATCATCAAATAATATTAAATCATAACTATTTTTTTCAAATAATTTTTCTCTTTCTATATTTGCTTTAATTGTTTTAATATAAGGATAATTTTCATGACATTTCTTTAACATTTGCTCAGATTTATCTAAACCATGTGTATTTTTATATTTATTTTTTATTTTATTTAATAATGACCCTTTTCCACACCCGACTACTAAAATATCGGGGTCATTATTTCCTTCCAATTCTTTTTCAATGTATTTAATAATTTCTTTTTCATATTCATCATCTTTATAAATTATATCATAAAAATCAACTAATTCTTTATCATAACTATCTTTATAAACTTCGGTTTGACTAAATTTATCCTCAAAGTTTTCAATAATAAAATTTGTTCTATCATATAAATCATATAAATAATAAATAAATAATATTATTAGTAAAAAAAATACTAAATATATTTCCATTAATTTAAACATATATTTTTAATTTAAAAAAAAGATATTTATATATATTTATATGGACAAACTAAATGATGAAGCACTTATTCGAATGCAGACACTTGAAGATGCAGAAACTATTAAAAAAAATATTGAAGATTTAATCAGTTTTTGTGTAAAAAGAGAAAATATGATTTTAAGAAGAGAAAATATTGATAATTATAAAAGAAGAATGATGGATAAATTTGATTATATTCATCAAAAATATCCTACTTTATTTTTTACCATTATTGAAAATCCAACAACTTTTCCAATTTCACGTTTGGAAGAGATGTTAAGTTTAAAGAAACAAATTGAAATAAATGTTACCACAAATGATGAAGCATCAGTACATTTAGGACAAAAATATTTTAATGAATTTGTCAAAGATACTGTTAAAGATTTGGACAAAAATTTAGAAAATAAAAAGAAATAATTAAATCACTCTTTTTTAATTTATAATATTTATTTAAATTAAATATTATTAATAATACAAAAAAATTAATAATTCATTTCATACCATTTAATCATGTTAAATGTATTTCTTATTATAATTTCATTCACAAATAAATTAGTATTATCTAACAGGCTTAAATCTAATAAATTTGATAATATTTCTGAACTTTTTAGTTTGTCTAAAATTAATTCTTTAAATTCATTCTCTTCTTCTGTGAATATATCTTTAAAATTAATTATACTGTCAAATATTTTATTTTTCATCTCATCTATATGATTAAATATATTATAAGCTGGATTACTTAGTGAATCACAAATATTATCAAATAAATCTATGTTTCTGAATAATGGTAATTTTTTGCATTTTAAATTTTCTATTTCTGCTCTACACAATGGACATTCATTTTTATTTTGACAAGATTTTGTTAAACAATCAAAACAAAATTTATGATTACAGTTTGTAATTATATAATTTTTATGACCCATTACTTCATAACATATAGGACAATTATCATCTATTTTTTGTTTTTTTTTTAGATTTTCATTTTCATTTTCATTTATGTTATCATTTTCATCTATTTTTCTTTTCATATTATTTAATATTAATTATAAAATTTTAAATATATACTTTAAATTATTCTTTTAACCATTCATATATATTTCTATAACATATACCTGAATATTTTATTAATAATGTATTAATAAAATTTGAAAATATCATTTTAATGTTATGATTTAATCCTGTACAATTAAAGTATTTCAATAACATTTCTTTAGTTTCATTATCTGTACAAGAACAAATATTATTATTGATTGAAAATTCAATAATATTTTTTAGTTCTTTCTGAATAATATGAATAAATTGCTCTCTAACTGGAGTAATATTCGTATGTAAGTGTCTTAAATCTTGTGCTCCTATTTGTTTAATTTTATTAAACTTAAAAATTTCATTCCTACAAATAGGACATTTTGAATTTAAATTCAAAGACTTAAATAAACAAGTATTACAGAATTTATGATTACAATTTGTAATTATATAATTATTAGCACCCATTTTTTCGTAACATATGGGGCATTCTTTACTATAATTTCTACATATTTTTGGTGATTTTATTTTTTTCACAACATCATATCTATTTCTTCGAGTATTTACAACCATTATTAATTTATTAATTTATTCTACAAATAAAAATTAATCAATTTTTAATTTGGGATACAATATAAATTCATATATGTATATTGGTAAAAAATATATAAATGAATTTAGATTCATCATAAAACTACCTATAAATATTAGAATAAATATTAAGTAATTTATTTTTATAATTTTCTCTTTTTTAAAATATAAACGTACATATAACCAGATTATTAATACAATAGATACAAATTTTCCAAATGGACATATTTTAGACTCATATGAACCATTATATACAGGATGTTTTAAAAAATGACTAATATTTTTATTTTGTATGTAAATTTCTATTGGATTATGGAAGGATATTTTTGTTTTAAATAAATTATACATAAAATATATGTATATTGATTCAATTAATGTAATATATAATATTTTGTTCATTAATTATAAAAAAGATTATTTTCATATTTAAATACGAAAAATTATATATTTTTTAATAATTTATTCATATATTCATATACACTAAAATTAACACCATTTACAATAAATGCTCTAGCTAAACAATAATTTAACCCATTAAATAAATGTCCCACTTTAATTGCTTCCATTATTGTTTTACAATTATTACTTTGTATTCTTGTTTTTATTGTGTCAAATGGATACGTAAATAACCATGAATTGACTCCTGCGAATGATCCGCTTAAAAATGTGGGCACGTTATTTTCTTTTAGTTTGTCATAACTAGCAAAATAAATATATGTAGCTGGTAGTTCTCTTAATGTTACTATATGTGTTTTTCTATAAGTATTTATTATATTTTGAAAATTAATATCATATTTTAAATTATATTGTTTCATTATTTTATATTTATCCAATGGAGTACAAATAAATGATGATATTAATCCCGTATATAAATTACTTGTATTATTGTCATTAAATTTTTTTAAATAATTATTAGAGCCAAATGTAACTGCGTTAATGATAGATATTTGTGCCAATGGATATGATAATCCTTTAAATAGATTATTATTATTTTTTTTTTGTTTTGATTGTTTTAATGTTTTTAGTGTATCTAAAGGATATCCAATAATAGTATGAATTATTCCACCTACAAAACCACTAATAAGTGATTTATAGTTATCTTCCATAAGTAATATTAAAATATATTTTAATATTAATAATTAAAAAATTAAAAAATTTATAGACATTCAACTGGTCCTTTCCAGGATTTTATTCCATTTACATAATGTACAATATTATTATATCCTAATTTATTTAATCTCTTTAATACTTTTTCTCCAGCATCACATTGATTATTGTAACAATATATTATAATTGGTATATGTTTTGAAGTTTTATTGAATCTTTTCTTTACTATTTTTTCAATATTTTCTTTTGTGGTTCTTTTATTTATAGGTAAATTATACGCACCTTTAATATGTTTTTTTTCATACATTTTTTCAGGCAACGCATCTATTAATAGTGCTTTACTCATGTATTTTTTAACATATTCTTGATTTACGTTACAAATTAAAGGTTGTGTATATAGATTTTGATTCCAAGATTTTGATGTTTCATTCCAGTATAAATAATGTAAATGTCTTTCATGTACTTTTCCACTTAAACTTTTATATACTTGGGGACATTCTAGAAAAAACTTAGCTTTTCCTTTAGAATCCGTTCTTGTTACACCACTATTTTTTAATTTACCATACGCATCTTCAAATTTATTTAAAGGATATGTAATTGGTCTTTTAGATGTTGCAAAATAAAATATACATGTATTTGGTTTTAGATTTTCTATCATTCTAGAAGGAGAACCAATTTTATGATAATGAGTATTATCTTTAGGTATTTGACTAAATATAAAATGTTCTAATTCACTTTTATACACACCATTTTTTGTTGGTTTGGATTTACAAGAATAACAAGCTTTCATTATATATTAATAATATATATTTTTTATAAATTTGAAAAAAATTGATATATTTATTTATATTCAATAGTAACTATATTATTAGAGTTTGTAGTTTTGTATAAGTAATGTGGCACTCTGTAAAAGAAATTATCAATCCCGACCAACAAGAATATTTAGAAATTTATATTAATAATGATTTAATACTAGAAAGAGATGTTACACTGACTTGCAAACATCCATTATCTGAATCAGAATTATTCTTATTTATAGAAGAACGTTCTAAATCATTAAATATAGATAAAACATTTAATGAAGATGATGTTAAAAGTGTAATATTTAAAATATTTAATCCATGTCATAATGATATTTTTTTATTAACATCTATTTTAGAAAAAAAAGTAGATTATGCTATAGAAATGCTTACAGGAACAAATGATTTAAAAGGATTAGGTAAGAATCTTATTTGTACTTATGAAAACATGGATGAAAATAATAAAAATGCAACTGATTTATTAGTTGGACGTTCTGATTCTGAAGCAGTGGAATATATGTTCACTAACCATGATACTGGTGGAAAACTAACATATTCGGAAATGAGATCCAGATATGGATAATATATAAATATTTATCATTTATATATTTAATAAAAATTATAACATGTTGTTATGAATAATATTATTATAAATTATTTAATTTATGATAAATAACACTTTTAGTCCCTTAAGATTTATAGTAAATCCAGAAAAAAACTTGTTACAAAAAAATCAAAATTTGTGAAAAAAAAATATTTTTTTATTTACTGATATAATTATATTTTTTATAATTATATTGATATGTTTTCTCCGTAAAAAAATGAGTAAAAATGAGTAAAAATGAGTAAAAAAATTACTTGATTTTTTTTTAATTTTTATGCAGATTTTACTCTAATTTTGTCCTAAAAATTATTCGTAATGAGTCTTATGTACAGAGTTCTAAATTTGACTTTATGTACAGAGAAAAGGTGGAATTATGTTCGTGTGTTAATTTTTCTAGTAATACTATTATGTACATAGTTTTTTTATTTTTTTTTTTCGTACTTCTGTATGCCAATCTTAAAATCATATTTACGTCCAGAAAAAAATCCGAAAAAAATACGATTCGTTACGTACCCTAGTTTTTTTAACCAAGTTATGTACCTTATTTTTTTAAAAATTTTTTCATTTTTTCGTAAGTGGTCAAATGTATGCCATTATGGCTTTTTCGGCTTATTGTACCAGATTTTTCTTAGATTTTTATTATTTTTTCGTAAGTGGTCAAGTGTATGCCATTATGGCTTTTTCGACTTATTGTACCAGATTTTTCTTAGATTTTAACCATTTTTTCGTAAGTGGTCAAATGTATGCCATTATGGCTTTTTCGACGTTATGTATGACATTTTTTTCATATTTTCAAAATTTTTTCGTAAGTGGTCATACGTAAATACGTTTCAAGTCATAATGGCATACGTTATATTAAAAAATCGGTTTTGGATAAGATTTTTTACGCAATTTTTTTTTTTCGAAAATGATTTATATATCCTGGTTTTTACTAAAAATCCGAAATTCATATTTATGTACCAAATTTTTCTGAATTTTTTTTTAGGGTATCATCACTTTTTTTTTGAATATAAATATAAATTATTAATGTATGAATTATTGGAAAATATTTTTTACTGCATAATAAAAAAAATGCAGTAAAAATGCAGTAAAAATGCAGTAAAAAATGCAGTAAAAAGTAATTTTACTTTTTATCAAACTTTTTAAATTTTCTATTTTTTATAACTTTATAATTACATTATTTTTTTTATTTTTTTTAATATTTATATTTCTAAAAAACAAGAAAAAAAAAAACTTAATTTTATATATTTATTTTCAAAAAAAGTTAACCTAAGATTTCAACACCCTAATTTTTTAGAAATTTAGTGAAAATGCAGTTTTTTTTCAGAGACCCCTTTTTAGTGACAAATTGAGGAATTATGCTAACTTTTTCCCCTATTGAATATAAAGTAAATTATCATTATATATATTATTTTAGATTATTATCTGTTATTTTACTTTGTAAAAAATTTGGGGAGATTTTTTTTCTTGAATTTTGCGATTTTCCATATCATATTTTTCAGGTTTTTAAATTTAAATTAACAAGTATTTTACAATAAAAATATATATTTTTAGCATCGAAAAAAAACCTCTTTTTGGTCAAAAGTGTCCACCAAATGATAGGTTTGGAAAGTTGACAATTATGCGAGTTGAGGAATCGTCTTTTTTTTTTTCCTAAAAATTAGTCATTATTGGTTTTTTTTCTCTGAAAACTTTTTTAATACCCCCATTTTCCCCTCGACCCTTTTTGTCCCCACTTTTTAGCAAAACATGCAAATTTGTAGAGACCCCATTTTTGACTATATGAAACTAATTCAAACCTTTTTATTTTTTATTTTTTTTTAAACATACTTACTCCTGATTTTTATTTTTTATCCGAAATTAGACAATTAGACATTTTGCTACAAAAATCCCAAAAATCATATCAAACTTAATAATTTATTTATTCAATATTTTAAATAGTACTGCTAAACATACAAATATATTTCCTTCCTAGATAATAAAATATAATACATAGTTTTCATACAAAAAATCTCCTTTTTTGTGCTATAAATATCCCCTATTAAATTATTCAATATTAAACTTATTATTTTTCTTTGGTTAATATTTGATAATAGTAAATGTAATATATTTAAAAAAAAACTTATAATGGGGAGAATTATAAAAAATAATAAGTATATATGCTATTTTGTCCCCAAAATATAGATTTTATCCAAATAAATGTAAATTTTCCATGTAAAAAAAAATTTGTCATTTTTTGGAAAATTGAAAAATATGAAAAAGTTATTATTTTTTTAAAAATATAAAATTTTAATTTGTATATAAAAAATAAAATATAAATATTAATATGGTATTTCAATGCTATAGATGTTTTTATTATTGTAAAAATAAAAAAGATATGAAAAAACATTTAATACGAAAAAATATATGTGGAAGAAAAGTAGAATCTTTCAATTATGAAGAAGATAAAATAGAATATTTATCATTACTAAATAAATCAGATGACGAAATTATTATTATAAAAGAAGAAGAACATATTGTAGGTCAATATGTAGATTGGAAGTATGATGAAAATGAATTAAAACAAATCATAGATAAAACAAAAAATAATAATAATAAAAAATGTTGTTTTTGTAATAAAGCATTCTTTCGAAAATATGAACTATTACGACATCTAGAAAATAATCAATGTTCCGTACTCAAAGAAAAAAAAAATAAAAATATAATCCATAATAATTATATTGACAATAAAACAATAAATAATCAAAATATTAATAATCAAATCAATAATCAACAAATTAATAACATTTCTATTAATGTTTATAATAATTCAAATATTGTAAATGAAAATGGTGAAAAAATAATGAATGGTTTTAATGATGAATGGGATATTTCCAAAATAGATTTACAAAAGAAATTACTGTTATTTGTCTCGGATAATAAGTATTCGAATACTATGGAAGAAATATTAAAAAATGATAAAAACATGAATATTTTACTGGGTGAAAATGAAAATGACGCTATTGTATTTCAAGAGAATAAATTTATGAATCTAAATAATGATGAAATAATAGTGCGAACAATGTATAAATTATATAATCATTTACTTAAATTTTATACTGATATTAAAGGTGATAACTTAATAAATAAAGATTTAAAAGAACATAAAGAAAATTTAAAAGAAAAATATGATGATTTTAATAATAATAATATAACAAAAGAAATAGTGAAAAATATATTATTAGATATTTTCCATAATAAAAAAGAAGAAGTTCTAGAAAAGTTTAGTGAATTTAATAAATATTTGAGTATAGACGAAAATACTAATAAATTAGGATTTTAACCTATTCATATTTATTTATTTTTTTGGTAAAGTATTTAATAATAAGACACTTTACTATGGATAATATAAAAAAATATATTACTTCTATTTATCATGAATTAAAAGATAATAATAATGGAAAAGTTGCTGATTATATTCCAGAATTATCTAAAGTAAATCCAAATAATTTTGGTATTAGTGTATGCACTATTAAAGGTGAAATATTTAATATTGGTGATTATGAAACTAAATTTTGTCTTCAATCATGTAGTAAGCCTTTATCTTATTTAATCGCATATAACTTATTAGGTAAAAATAAAATTCATGAGCGCGTTGGATATGAACCTAGTGGTCAAACATATAATGCTTTTATCCTGAATAATAAAGGATTACCACATAATCCAATGATTAATGCTGGTGCTATTATGGTGGCAGCACAAATAAATAAAAATGAGGAACCATCAAAAAGATTTAATACTATAAAATCTTTTTATTCTAAAATGGGAGGAAATAATATTATTGATTTCGATAATTCGGTTTTTTTATCAGAAAAACATCATGCTGATAGAAATGTATCATTAGCATATTATATGAAAGAAAATAATGCATTTGGTATTATTAATCCAAATGAATTAATGCAATCTTTAGATTTATATTATCAACAATGCTCAGCAACTATAAATTGTGAAATTGGCTCAATTATTGCTTCTACATTATGTAATGGTGGTATTTGTCCAACTACAAATGAACAAGTTGTATCTAAAAATTCAGTAATCGACACATTAATTTTAATGTATAATTGTGGAATGTATGAATATAGTGGTCAGTTTGCCTTTGAAATAGGACTTCCAGCAAAATCTGGTGTAAGTGGCTGTATTTTACTTGTAGTACCTAATATGATGGGTATATGTATTTGGAGCCCACCGTTAAATGAACAAGGAAATAGTGTTAGAGGAATCGAATTTTGTAAAAAACTAAATGAAAAAATGAATTTACATATGTTTCATAATTTTTTTAATAATAAAGATTAGTTTAATGATTTTTTTCTTCATTAAGTATTTAATTATTCTTTTTATAATATATACTATTTTCATTTATTGGTATTTGATATTTTTCACACCAATCAATAGCATTAAACACTTGGTCTTTTAATGTATTATGATATTCATTTTTATTTAATTTATTTGTTATTATATTTAATATATAAGTAATTGATTTTAATTGAAAATCAATATATATCTTATTTAATTTATCTATATCATAACATAATTCATTACTTATTTTGTATTTTTTAAATATTACTTGCTCATTTTCATTCATTTTCCATTTATCTATATTTAATAATAAATGATGTTTTTGTTCATTTGATAAATTATCCAAATAATTTGTACATACTATGTATTTTTCTGAATTAGCAGGCCTACTTGTTTCTGGTTTAAAAATAGTAACATTTTCAAAACAATTATTCAATAATTGTAAATATTGAATACTATTTAAAGTAAATAAATCAAATAATTTAATAATAAAATGCCCATTTTTTTTTAATATATTTAATGCAGTCGCTATTTCTGAATATATAATTCTACTTGAATTTATTTCTTGTCCATTGAAATCATTTGAATAATCAAATCCTCCATCAGCAGTCACTATGTGGCATTTACAATTAATTTTTTTTATAAAATCCAATATATCATTATATATATATAAATCACCATATTCTATATTACAATTATTATCTTTTTTAAACATCTTTTTTAATTTATTCCAATCAGGCACATATTCATCATTTGGTTTTAATGTAATTCCCCAATATTTACAATTTTTAAAATTTTTTAGCTTACAATAATTTATAGATGATTCCATAAATCCACCAGGACCTTCCGCCAAATGAACGAAATTTATATTTTCTTTCACATTTTCAAATAAATTAAAATTAAAATAAATCTCCCATAATTTAAAATAAGAACGACTAATCGGTGAATATGAACTTATACTATCATTTTTCCTTTTCTTATTATAACTTGTATATATCAACTCATACGGATTACCTATCTTTTTCATCTTATCCCAATATTTTTGAATATCTTCTTTATCTATTTCTTTCTTCTTATCTGATAAAATATCATTATATGATTTAAAAATTGTTATTTTATTTTTATCACATGTAGATAATTCAATATTATCTATATTATTGGTTTTACCTCCTTTACTTAATAGGAATCTCATAATTTATTATCATTACTATTCCTTTAAATAAAAATCATTAATAAAAAAATATTTATTCTTTTTCATCTAATATTATAATCTCACTTTCATCTTTATTGACAATACTTACATCAATATTCTTCACTTTTGATTTTTTTTCTATCAATTCAACCAATTTTTTATATAATGTATCCGAAGCATTATCTACTTTCTTAAATATAAATGCGCTACTCAAAAAACTAAATCTTTTTTCTTCTTCTGACATACTTTCCGCAAATTTTTTCATCTTTTCTAATTCACTTTCCTCTAAATTCATAATATTTTCTCCACTCATTACTTCTTTATGAAAATCCTCAAATGGTTTAATTAATATTTTCTCAAATCCATATTCAGCCATTACCTTTTCAAAATATGTAAAATTAACTAAATACTCTTCATGAACATTTCCAATAGTCTGTACAAAAACATCAATCTGTTTTCCTAAACTCTTTTCCGTTGAAGTTAATTTACCTTTGTATTTTTTCTCTATTCTCCACATAACATCCCCTTCAAATGTTTTTCCACTAATTTCATTTTTATTTTTCAATTCATTATATATTCTTTCACCATCAAAACATGTTCCAATTAAATATCCATCAATTTGTAAAGCATCATTTGCATTTTGAATTATTGTCCTAAAACTAATTTCATCTTTGAAAAAATAATGAACACAAAAATTTAAACTCATCGTATTAAAATAATTTTTATTAGGTATGAATTTCTTTGTATATATCTTATCTGTAGCTGTTACTCCACATGACTGGTTCGGAAATATTAACTTGGATAAATCACCTCTTACATAATATGCTTTCGGTTTAGGTCTAGGAACTTTGGATTTGTAATAACTAATAGAATATTCAACAGAACTTTGGTCAAATTCAATTCCAACAACTTCAGCATAACCAGCTTTTTTTATTTTTGTAATATCAACTCCTTTTCCACTACATCCATCCAATATCTTTCCAAACATTCCACTTGTTTTCGACATCAAATAATTAGGGGAATATAAATAAAATATTTGGTTTTTAATATATAAATTATGAAAATTCTGATATGGATATCTCTTCTTTTTAATATTATTATCTAATTCCGAAAAATAAGACTTAGTACTTGATATATAATTATCATTACTAATATCAACTTCTCCACTCATAATTATCTCTTCTGTTACAGGATTCTTAATAGAATAAAATATATCATTCGCAACTTTTTCATTGTTACCAAACATAGACTCTCCATTCTTATATTTAGTAGTTTTATCTATTCTATTTCTAATCGGTACCCAATTAAATCCATTTGTTGCTTCACTATCAAATGAACATTCAATAATTGTATCATCAAATATTTCTTCGACATTTCCTGTAACTGGGTCAGTAGCAAATATTTTTTGCTCACTGTCAATAAATATTTTAGCACTATTATTATCATTGATTGAGATATTTTCGACATTCAATGGATTAAATAATGAAGGATATTGATTACCTCCCATCTTTTTACTTTTTCTATTTAAATCATATTTTACTTTTCCTACATATAATTCAAGTGTTCTATATAACTTTAATTGTCTCTCCACTTTATTATCATCCCTTTTAACTGTTTCAATAAATGGACTATTTACTACATTACCATTTTCATCTTTAACAAATTTTACTAAAAAATCAATCGTATTTAATTCAGGCGGTTTCCACTTAAATAATGAATCCCATGTTCTTCCCTGTAATGGATAATGCTCTTTAATTGGTACGAAAATTAATCCATCTACATGAAATTGATTATAATTTCTATTATTCCATATTTTTTTTACTTTATCAAATATATCACTTCCATCATCTCTTAATGAAAATTCATATGGTTTAATTTCAAATGATATAATATCCTTCTTATTAAAATCACTTCTTACTTTTACATTACTTGAATTAAAAAATTTTGTTAGTTTGTCCAATCTTCCATCCATTTTTTCGTCATATTTTTCATCTTTTTTACGAAGACTAATTAATAATTTTCTACGAACATCCATCCCCTTAAAAAATAATAAATCATATCCAAAAAACTTTTTAACTCCATTGTATTCAATCATTTCTCCCTCAACTAATGTATCTATAAATTCCTTTGATTCGTATCCACTATCTTCTATTTCATAATTGTTATTAAAATAATAAATCTTACCATTCTTATTTACATACATAAAATAATTAACACCATCCGCCTTTAAAGTTACAGCATAACGATTATATAAATTTTTTTCATCACCATTAACTAAATTAAATTTATGTAATGTTCTAGGCTTAGCAGAAATAAATTGATTCTCATTCCTTCCAACATCTACTAATTTTTTATAATTATTTATAATATTATCCTTAATATCTTTCTTGATTAATATATTACTGTTGTTTATAATACTCAACATATAGTATAAATATTTAACAAATTTTTTAATTACATCTTCATTTTTATCTTTGCTATCATTATTATTATTATATTCTATCTCAATTTCATAATTTGAATTAGATTCTAATGTTTTTGATGTCTTTAAATTTAAACCATATCCTTGTTTTACAATACTTAAATCAAATGAGAATAAACCATCATTACTCTTAATTGAATATCTGTTCTTTAATCTATAAAATTTATTTGAATTATTTGATTTCAATAATAATTTGTTTTTTTCTAAAAATTTTGTTTTATCTAATTCACGACTTAAAGATAAACGAAAATTATAATCTTCATCATCCAATGTCTCTATTTTTTCTTTTTCTATTAATATTATGTCATTTTCATCAGGTTCTACACCTAACCAATATTTTTTAATACTATTTTCATTTGTTAAAGTCATTCTAGATTTTTTATTATTCTCTGTTTTTAAAAAAACATCTAAATGTTTTATCATTTCATATTTAAATCCCAATCCATTATTTAATTTAGAAAATGTCAATTTATTAAATATATTTTCAAAAACTTTTTGATTAATGTTTTGTTTAATAAATCTTAATTCAAATTCTAAATCTTTGTCAAGATTAGATTTATTAACGAAATTCTTAATGTTCTCATAACTTTTTTTAGATAATTCCATTATAATAATATATATTCATATTTGTATTTTAAATAAATTTAAAAAAATATATTAAAAAATTTAAAAGAATTTAAAAAAAACTTATAACACTTAAAATTTTTAATCTTTTTTATTTCCTTCTAAATTATAACTTACAAATGGATTTAATGAAACTACATTTACATCAAAATTATCTTTTAATAAATTTTTTATATATACAGTCTGAGATTCAATTTTAGATACCCAATTATTATATTGTCCTTGATTATTCCATGTCAATTTTAATGTTTTATCAGTATGATAATTTTTAAAATTAGATTCTCCATTTATTTTACAACAATCATGACCTAACAAAATTATATTTTTTGCCCCCATGTAATATGCCAAATGTATAGCACTTAATAATGTTGAACTTGTAGATATTAATTTATTATTATTCTTTTTTAAATGATTATAATTATACTTTTTTATATTATTTGGATTTTCCGCTGATCCACAATTTTTATAATGATCAAAAATTATAACTTTATTATCATATATTTTTTTCCTTTCTACATAATTCTTATTTCTATTATTCGTTTCACCACAATCACCTCTTGAAATAAATAATAGTGATTTTCTATTTATTTTACTTAATACTTCATCTATAAAAGCATATTCTTTTCTAATGTAATAATTACAATCAAATCTATTATAAACTTGATTTACTCCTATTGTAATCTTATCTTTAAAAAAACTATTATCAATAAAATCACATGACTTTCCAGAACCTATAACGTAAATATCTTTATTAAGATGTATATTTTTAAAATCAGTTAATTCTAATTTTTTATTTATTAATTGGTTTGTAAAATGTTCATTATATTTATTTAAATAATAAAATAAAAGTAATATGATTAATAAAATAATAAATAAATAATTATTCATAAATATTAATAATATAAAAATTATTAATATTTATATAAAAAAAATAGATAGAAAATCATAATTATTTTACTATTTCATTTATTAATTCATCTTTTGTTTTTTTAATTTCTTTACCAGTTTTTTCTGATATTTTATGAATATTGATATTATTATTTATACAATATTCCCTCAATTCATCCACTTTCATTTTCTTATAATCATTTATATTTTTTGAATTACTTACTCTAATCTTAAATTCATCAAATTCTGGTAACATTTCACTAATATTATATATCTCATCACATGTCACATAATTAATATTTTCCTTCTCTTTCATCATAATTGGATAATAACTATCATCTTCTTTTATAATAAAGTAATATGGTAAATATTTATTATGTTCTTCTGTATATTTATTTGATGAAATTATATATTTATCAACAATGTTTTCATTTTTTATTTCAAAAAATACAATATTAATTCCTAAATAATCAGCAATATATTTTTTAACCAAATCAAAATTTTCATCTATATTCAACCTAAATGAATCTTTTAATGACTTCATAATTTTCTCTTTGTTAAAATATTTATTTTTATCATAATTAAATTCTTTATAAAGATTTCTAACAAATAATTCATCATCCATTTTTTTAATTAAATTTTTAATACATACAATTTGTTCTTGATCATTCATTAAATAATAACTTTCGTTTCCAATTCCAAAAATAGCTGAGAAAAAAGTGTATATATTATTCCTATTTTTTGATTTATCTTTGTTAATTCCAAATGATTTTTCTTCAAAAAATTTATCAAAACAACTATATAAATTTATATAAGAATCTGCCTTTTTTTTATTTTCACTTTGAATTTTATTTTTTATTAACTCATTATATTCATTATTATACTCAAATTTTTTTAGACTACAATATGAATCTTCTTTAACATTTTTTTGTTCTTTATCTAAAAAGGTGGCAATATAATTTACACTCAACATAGATATTATTATTGTTTTATTTTTATATATAAATAAAATCTATTTTTTTTTATTTTTTAATACTTTTTTTTCTTCATCATCATCACTTGAAAAACATAAATAATCATTATAGTTTAGAGTATCATCATTATCTGATAATGATTCAACTGATTTATCATCATTTCTTACAAAATCATTATTATTATTATTATTATTATTATTATTATTATTATTAAATAAATTAGAACCATCATCTTTTTGAATAGTTTTCTTAAAATCTTCTAAATAAGATTCTTTTTGTTTTAATTCTTCTTTCTTGTGTTTTGTGTATTTTAAAAAATTATAAATTCTATCTATTGTTTTATCTTCTACATTCGACAAATTTATAAAAACACCATTTGTATTACTACTATAATTACAACTATCCTCTTGAATTATACTTAATATCTCATTGTATTCAAAAACTGTTAAATTTACTGCCATCTCAATTAACTTCTTCTTTTTTAATATAATATCTACTATATCTTCATCATTGTTTGGTTTTGTATTTAATATTTCATCTTTATTTATAATTTCTTTATTGATATTAAATGTATCAATTATATTATCCATACACTTAAAATATATATTAAAAAAAAATTTTTTACGAATAATTATCTTCATCCTCATCAATATTATTCTCTTCAATTTCATCATCGTTAATTTCAGCATCTTCCATTCCAACATCGTCCATTTCTCCATCGTCCATTTCTCCATCGTCCATTTCTCCATCGTCCATTTCTCCATCGTCCATTTCATCATCTTCCATTTCAGTATCATCCATTATATCATCATCAGTATCAATGTCATCTAATGATTCTAAATCAATATCATCAATATTATTTTTTGATGTATTTATTGTATTATCATCAATATCTTCGGTATCAATTTGATTTAAATCATCTACATCAACATTATTTTTAGAAATATTATCTGAATCAGTATTTAATTTTCCAATAATCTTAATTTCTTTATCATTTAATGAATATTTTGAATCAATAATTTTGATTTCAATATTGTCTCCTATATTAATATCATCCAATAATGCTGGATTATTATGAAATTGTCTTCCAACAATAATTGTTAATGGACCATTATTACCTAATATACCCAATTTATTATTAACTAGTTTCACATTACATTTAATTATTGTACCAATTTTAGGACTACATACTAATGCTTTATACAATAATACATAATTTATATCACCATTAAATCGACTACCTTTTAGTAATCCTAAACTCTTTTTTAAAATATTTATTGAATCTTTTTTTATATAGCCTTCACTTATACATTTCTCTTCAATTTTATCCTTTAATGAATCTTCTAAAAATATATTTATTTTACTATTAAATTTATGCGGTGGAACTTCAATGTTTTCTTTTAATAATAATTCATTATATAATGAATCATCGAAATTATTATTTGAATTTGCGTCTACTTCCATAATTATATAATTATATTAAAATTGTTTTAAATAATATTCATTTTTTATTTATTTAATAAAAAATTAAATTTAAAGAATATAATATAATATTTATATAATGAGCTTTAATTATAAATTATTTAAAGAGCATATTAACTGTTTTGATTTCGAAAAATATATAAAAAATAATTCAGATAGCTTTCAAGCAAAATATAATGATTTTTATGGTTTTTATGAAAAAATTATAAAAGATGAAATTGAAAAAACGAAACAATTAAATGCCAAATTCTCAAAAAATATTAATGAAAAACATAATAAATTTCATAAATTTAATCGAACTATAAATACACCTATTGAATTTAAAAAAGTTTGTAGTTTTGAAAGTATTGGTGATGAAAATGAAAAGTTAAATATTATTATAAGAACGTATTTAAATAAAATATCAACCCATACTTATGAAAAAGTGACAGACCAATTAATTGAAAAATTATTAGAGAATAAAAATACACACGTTTTTAAAATATTAAGTGAAGAAATAGTAAATAAATGTATATATGATTATAAATATCGTAATTTGTATATTAATCTATGTGCTAAAATATGGAATAATAAAAAAATACATTATAATTTAATAAAAATTAATAAAAATAATGATAAGTATTATGCTTGTTATAATATAGATGATAAATTAGAAGAAAATGAAGAAATTGGACCTTTTGATTCTATAGATAAATTAAAAGAAAGTGTTTTTAGAAAAATAAATTTTAAAAATTTCTTTGTCGATTTTTTACAAGAATTATATTATAAAAAAGAACTTGAATTTGATAATCTTAATGATGATCAATTTTTTAATATGAAAAAAAAGACTTTATTATTAGTAGAGTTATTATCAATTTTATTTGTAGAAAGACATATTAATTTTGATATAATTAATTTAATTATTATTGATTTATTACATCAAGATGATAATTTTAATTTAATAAAAGAAATAGAATTTGAATTGCTACATGTAATGATTAAATTTATTTTTAAAAATAATAAAAGTTTCAAATTTATAGAATATAAAAAGATTATCAGTAAATTTAATGATATACTAGTATCGACATTAAATGATAATACTAATTTAATTACTAAAAGATCTAAATATTTCATTGAGGAAATTATGGGGTTTTTTAAAAAAATATTAAATAATGAGAGGTTTGAAGATAATAAAAAAGAAATAAATAATATTGAAAATATATATGAATATGCACAAAGTGGAAATTGTCAATTATTCAAAGAAAATCTAATTCAATTAAATAATAATGATCAAAAGAATATTTTAGTTAAAATAATAAATGAATCATTAGAAAAATTAAATAAAAATATGATAAAAACAATAAAATATATTAAACACGAATATAATATAATTATTGAAAATACAATGATAAATATTATTAATAATTTAGATGATATTATATTAGATATACCTAATATTAATGAAAATATAATTACTTTTATAAAGGATTTAAATCTTAATAATAAGTTATTAAAAAATTTAGATGAAAAAATGTCAACTATAGATAATGATTCTGATGATGATGACTTCTCATTTCGTTAATTAAAAATATCTTCATCAGAATCTGAATTCACATTTGTATCAGATTCCGAATCATATATTAAATCTAACATAGAAAATTTTTCTTCTTCTTTTATCAAATCATCATATTTAATAATACGATAATCAAAACAAAAATCTTTTTCATGTTTTCGTGGTACATATATTAAAATATCTTTGTTCATTTTAATATTATTTTTTTTATGATGTCTTTTAATAATTTTAATCCATGCTCTTTCACTTAGTGAAATATCAGTAATATAATTTTTATTAATCGCCCAAGTTTTTATGGTTTTTGTCAATTCAAAATTATGTGATTTTTCAATATTTTTAATATGTGTTATCATATTCTTTATATTATCATATGAAATATCATAATAGTTCAATGTAAAAGTATATGAATCATTTTCAGAAGTATTAGGATGAAAAACAATGTCTTTTTTCAATGATCGCGTATGTTTCATAAAATATGTAGATATAATGTAAAGATACTGTTCATATTCTAAAATATTACTATTATCAACAGAGTAATTTTCATTGAAATCTTTTAAAATTTTATTTAGCATCTTATCCGATTCTCTTTTGTTACTTAATGTTGTATCAATATTCTGAATTAATTTATTTAATTTAGAATCATAAACAGAACCATAAATAATATGATAACCAAATGATTTAATAGGTCCCTCAGAATTACCATCTATTGGATAAAAAACTGTAAAATCATCAATTTTCTTATTGTTTTCAGCATAATATAATGCGATTGCATAAGTCCATTGTTCAGTATCCAATTTAATAATTGAATTTATTTCTTCATCCTTTAACCATTTCTGAATTTGTTCATTGTTTCCCATCCATTTTGTAATAAAATCTAAAGTATAATCAGATTTTTTATGATATTCTAAATATTCTTCATAATTATCAGCTAATTCACATAGAATTTTACCATTTAAAATAGCTCCTAAATACGGCTCGGCATAATATCCAGTGTTAAATGTAAAACCAAAATAGTTCATTTGTCTTAAATCTTCAACGCAATTCAATTCTTCTGCCTTTTTTTTATATAAAATAGCAGTCTTACAGACACCAATAGGATTAATCTGCGATTTTTCAATATTTTTAATTAAATTATATATGTGATCTAAAACTCGTCCTTCAGACTCATCAACATCTTCATAATAATAATCTTCATCATCATTTCTTATCTTTTTACCATTTAATCTTATATATTCTTTTTTTAGCATATCAAATGCTTTATTTTGAGTGTTTCTCATTATAGTAACATCATTATTTACATGTTTATGTAAGTCAATAGATACCTTTTTATCACCATATTTTTCTTTTAACCTTTCTTCCAAGTCAAAAAATCCATTTGGAGATACTACATTCAACCTTTCAAGGCAAATGCTTCTTCTTTCAGTATTGTAATCCATAATTGATAGTTATTCATAACTATATTTGAATAGACGTTTCAATTTTTTATTTTCGAAATTAATTTTATTTTATTTCTTTTTTTTAAATGGATACAAATATTCAAAAATGGAAAAATGAAGGCTATTTTGTAGCTCAAAATATTATTAATCATGATTTAATATTAAAATCCAATAAATTAATGGATAATATGTATAATAATGGACATTTATCTGTAAAAGATTTTGGTTCTCAAGGTAAATTAGAATTTCCATCCAATACTATTTTAGATAAAATTATGCTTAATGAAAATATTATACATATTGTACAAAAATTATTAAATAATAATGATATTTTACTAGCACAAGCTGACGCATGGGGTAAAAAAGGTAACGACGATAACTCAGAACAAAGTAATAATAATCAACGTATGCATATGGACTATGGTAATAATTCTTTTTTACACCCAAGTCCATGGAATGATCCTGAATGTGTAGCAATGATTATATATTTATCCGACGTAAATGATACATGTGGTGGAACTTCTATTGTACCACGTAAAGATACTAATGATGAATTATATCAAATACCATATAAGAATATGCCTGGTATAGCAAATAATCCATTTTTTAATGATAAAAATAATGCTGAAACTTATTTTGAATCTAATAATAAAGAAATATATGAATTCAGACAAAAACTTTATGAAAATGAAATTATATTACAACCTAATATGGGTGATATTTTGTTTTATCGATTAGATAGCTGGCATAGAGGAACACCTGTTAAAAATAATAAAGTACGCTTTGTTATTAATTTACTTTGGAAAAAAAAAGAATGTACATGGATTAATTGTTGGAATCCTGGATGGACAAAAAATATGTATTATGGATATTTGGAAGAATTAATTACGAATATGACTCCACTACAAAGAAGTGTTTTGGGGATACCCAAACCAGGTCATAAATATTGGGATATGCATAAAATATATTTCTTGAAAATAAGATACCCTAATATTAATATTAAACCTTACATTGATAATTTATAAATTATTCAACATTATTATAAAAATAACAATTTTCCGCAAATAATGGTGCATACTTCATTGCTGATTCTTTAAATTTTACTTTTTCATCATCCCAATATTTTTCTACCTTTCTACTTTCCTCAAACACAATTTTTTTTTTGTAAAAATCTACTCCAATAAAACTTACATACATATTTAATTCTTTTGCTATTACCCAATATCCAGATTTTAATTTATCTGTATGTGCTCTTGTACCTTCTGGTGCTAAGTATAACATATAATTATCTTTATATCTAATTTGTGTTAATACTTTATCTATTACACCATTTTTATCTTTTTCAACTTTTATTAACTGTAATTTTTTATCCACAAAATGAAATAATGGATTTGTAAATTTTTCATATTCTTTTTTCATTAATATGTAATTATCATATCTTTCATGCATATATCCATAATAAATTAATAACCCAATAAAAAAATCATAAATTGATGTATGTGTGCTTATTAATATAATTTTTGATGGAAGTTTTTGAATACTATTTAAATCTATCTTAAAACCTAGTAAATATAACAAGCTTCTGTATATGTATTTATTATTTTGATATATCAAAAATAAAAAAAATATATAAATAAAATATTTCATATATTATTATTATGTATAATAATTTTAAATACAAAAAAAACGAAGCATTTCTAAAAATTAGATTTGGTAATCATTAGCCATCTGATTTATGGTGATTACCCATTCTTACTTATTTTCGCAGAATGCGTATTCTATCACAATAATCAGACTGTTCCAAAGATAGAAGTCCTGAATGTAGAAATTGTAGATAATTAAACTATTCTCATATGCATATTATTTTTTATGTACAATTAACTTTTTATTTATTTTATTATAATTATTTGTTAAATTATAATCCTTTTCTTTTAGTAAATCTAACCTTATTTTTTCTCTTTGTTTTTTCTTATTATCTATTTGTATATATTTCATCTTTTCTTGCTCATTTGGTTTATTACTTAATTTAGATCTTTCACTTTCATATTCTTCAATATTATTATAATTTTTATATTTTACTTTGTCTGGATTTATTAATAAATTATCCTCATAATATGCCTGTTTTATATCTGTATATCCTAAATTATCTTGTGATACACCAAATCCACCATCTAAAGACTGTCCTAATTCTTGTACATTTAAACTACCCATAGCATTTAATGATTGTGGTTCATCATATTCAATTAAAGCATCTGATTTTTTATCTTTAATTTTACTGAAATGCTCATTGAATATTTGACTACTAACTTTAGTATTAAAGAATGGCTGATTTTCTGACTTATCATTTTTTAATAAATCACCATAACCATTATCATTTTCATCTTCAATTCTAAATTTATCAAATATTTTATTAAATTTATTAATATTAAAATTATCCTTGTCGATGTGCATATTTACCATACCATCACTATATGATTCATAATCTTGTTTTGTAACATCTTGTGTTGTTTTATATTCAATTTCATTTTCTTCTTCTGCTTTTTGTAATAAATATATATATGATTGATTAATTATATTGAATAAATTTTCATATTTTTGTCCAGCTTTATCAGGGTGATATTTTAATGCACTTTTTCTATATGCCTTTTTAATATCATTTAAATTATAATTACCATACTCTAACCCTAAAATATCCCATGGATCATAATTATCCTCAAATTCTTTTATTTTTTCTTCTAAAACATTTTTCTTTTTATCTTGATATTCATAAAAGTCATCTTTTTGTTTTTTTATTTTATCTTCAAATACGTTTTTTTCTTCTTCAATAGAATTCTTAAACTCATTAACTTTATCATTAAAATTATTTGGATCAAATTGTATATTATCAAAAGTAGGTTTTGGACCTTTTACTAAAGTATTTGAATTAGTTGGTCTATCTAAATAATTACTATGATCATTATAACTTGTTTTATTTTGTATCATTGTGCGATTCACTAATGCATCATTTAAATCAGTATTCTTACTTTTTAATTCATAATTATAATTCGAAAAATCATTGTATTCATCTTTTTTTGGAATAGGTATATTTTGTCGTTGTAATAATTTTTTTCCATTTTCATTTAAATTACAATTGTTTTTATTATTTTGATTTATTATTTTATGTGTGTTATTATTTTGTATATTATTTGTTGGTTTTCTGTGCGTAGGTTTTTGTTTTGGTTTTACTTTTTTTTTCTTAATTAATCCTGGATTAGCTGGTACAGATTCCTGATTACCCTTATTATTTATTATTAATTATTTTTTAAGTTTTAAACAATTTTTCATTTATTTATAAATATTAATATTAATTTATAATAAAAAAAATATTAAATTTATGAAACATAATTCTGATAATATTAAAAAAATAATTAATTATTATCAAAATAAAATTTGATAAGCTTACTTATTTTATATCAGCACTAATTAAATTATTTTATAAAATAATAAATTATTAAATTTACTTTTATATTTTTATTATCATTCTTTTTGACGAAACCATTTTGTGATTATAATTTTTCTACCTTTAATAATTGGTTCTCCAGCATGTAATGTATTTATATTATTACTTCCATCTTCCAATAAATTATTCCAAATTAATGCTTTACCTGTTTTTGGATAAAATCTTTCTTTTATTGCTGGTATATATGTAGCACCTCCTTCTTGTGTATCATTTAAATATACCATAAAAGTCCATGTTCTATTTCCCTGTTTTTTACAAAAATTATTATTATCTATTTTATCAAAATAATCTGTATGTAATTTAAACTCTTGTCCTACATCATAACTTTGTATTTGTATATCTTCTGAATATTTTTTAGGTATTGATAAAATATTACATATTTTATTATCAATATATTTTAAATAATTAAAACCATCTTTATTTAATGAACTTATATGACATGTTTTACTTGTTCTAAATTTTTTATCTTTTTCTTCTTTGCTTGTAATTTCAGATTTTATTAATTTATTACTTGTATAATATATTATTTTATTACATTCATCTTTTGTTAAAAATTTATCTATTGTATATAATTGAATTAAATTCGATTTGAGTTTTCTGCATTTTTTATATTTATATTATAAAAATTTTTTAAATTATTTTGATTTTGATTTTGATTTTGATTTACATCTACATAATCAATTTTTAACTTGTTTTTTATAAGATTATAATCAAAATTATTTTCTAATAATATTTTAAATAATTCATCTTTACAACATCCTCTTTTTATATTTATATTTAACCACTCTTCCCAAGTTCCATAAAATTTTGTATATTTTGTCATAATTTATAATATAAAAATATTTAAATTTTTATTTTTGTCATATAATAAAAAATGATTATTTATCATATATTTTTCTATTTAATTTTCACTTTTATTTTATCAAATATATTTAACTCCGTTGGATAAAAATAAATTTCCACATTAATTTTTTGATATAAATTATATTCAATACTTTTTCCATCATTATTATAATTTATATAAATTATTTGTTCATTTTTAACAGTATGAATTGCCTTCATCAATTCTATAAATTTATATTTAAATAATAATGTTTCTACTTGAATCTTATATTTTGGTATATATAATTTTAATTTATTTTTTTTAATTTGTATAATATATACTTCTTCTTGTAAAATATTATTATTATTTTCATTTATAAATTTCAATAATTCTTGATTCCTGTAAAATTTTTTCAAATTTTTTTCATAAATTGTATAATGATCTAATATTGTAAATAATTTACTTTTATCCATTTCAATTTTATTTAAAACTAAATATTGATTATAAAAATCAATTGCCCTTCTAATTGGAGATGTAAAATGTGTATAATAACTATCAAAATTACTATGCTTAAATTTATGACTATTTTCTTCATTATATATTTTATATACTGCTGATTCTTGATTATATTGATGTATAATTTTATTTAATATTTCATCACTACTTACAAAATGTGACTCTTTTTCCTCAAATACTCTTAAAATTATATTTTCATAATTATTTTTAATCAAATGATCTGCTATTATTTTATTAGCACAAACCATCCACTTTTCAACAATTGTATGTGAATCTAGTTTTGAACTAAAATAAGTTTCTGATAATTTTACCCAGTCTTTAAATCGGTCACTATGAAAATGTTTTTCATCAAAACTATCATAATCATAATTTTTCATCACATAAACATTAGATTCTTTTATTTCTAAATTATTATATTCAAGATCATTATTAAATTTTAATATAATAGATAATGTTTTTCTGTATTTTTTTTCTAATAATGAACAAATATTTTCACTGTAAATGTCAGGAATCAAATTTATATTTTTATATGTATAAATTGTAGTGCATCTTTTCATTATATCCAATAAATACTCTTTCAAAAATATTATAGGGCAAGCAATATGAATTCCTATTTCAAAACCATTTTCTATTTTTTTAAAATGAAATCCATCATCTAAATCTTTTGAACCTTTGGGGTCAATAGTAAATATTTTATAATCACAATCTTTTAAATTATCTATAATTTGTTGGTCATTTTTAATTTTGTTTAAATCAATATTCATTTTTTTTTGAAATACATTATGATTATACATTAAAGCCATTATATCATTTTCATATTTCCCAACTTTACCAATAATGTCTATTAAATTTCCATGAGGACATTTGCTATTTTTCTCCCAACATTTAAAATTAATTATTACGTATATTGTTCCTGTGTGTTTCTTTGAACTAAATGATACATAAAATTGCTCAAATTTTTTATTTAATGGTGTAAATATTTGATAAACTTTATTATTTATTTTCATTTTGTATTGTGAATTTAAATTTATATATCCTACAATTTTTTGCTCATTTCTTTTTTTTATATTTATTACTTTTTTATCTTTTATGACAACTAAATCACCAACTATTGCTCTGTTATTTTCTACTTCAATATTATTAAAATAATATGAATTATCTATTTTATTTAATTCATAGTATGATATTTCATCTTCATTATATATTTGATATTCATCAAAATAGTTCATGTTAATACTAATTAATAATTAGTACTAATTAAATCAACTTTTTTTATTTTGTTAATAATTTTGAAATAATATTATTCATTCCTTTTACATCTAAAGTTGGATTATTATTTTTTGTTTCAATTGAATAATGATTTAATTTACATATTTTTGATAGATTTTTAAAAGTATCTTCACCTTCATTTATTTTTATGTATCAATTATTTTTTTTTTCATATTCTTAGCATATTTTTCTAATTTTTCATTTCCCGAATGTCCATAATAATAAGAATATAAGTCTATTTTATTTTTTTTAGTTAAATCTTTAAATTTATCATTAGATACATAAGTTTGGTCAAGCATAAAATAAGTATTTTTACTTCCTAAAGCAACTGGATAGGGAACATCATTATTACCAACTGGAGAATAATATTCATTTATGGTATCATCTATTTTAAATTCATAAATATTATGTCCAACAAATACATATTTATTAGAATCTATTTGTAATAATATAGAATTTCCATCAAATTTTGGTCCATAACCTCCACTAAACTCTGTCATTATACATTTAGGACTTTTTCCAATAAATACTTTTTTACATTTATATGCTTTTACAAATTCATTATAAAAACATTTATTATTATTAGCATTTATATATGACCAATTACTATTTCTTATATAATATTTATTTGATATTTTATAAATATGCACATCATTATTTTTTATATAAACTAAAAATAGTCTTCCTCCATTATCATGAGTAAAATATGATTTATAACCTTTTAAATTTTCTTTTATTTTTTTATATAATTCATTATCTTTTTTTAGTAGTTCTTTATTTAAATCACAATTATATGATTTAATTATTTTACTTATTGGTCTTTTTTTAAATCCATCAGGGATTTTTGTTTCTTCTTTTTCAAATAAATTAAAATCAATGTACTTATAAATATACCCTTTTCTTTTTTCTATTCCTTCTAAAATACTAGTTGATGTATAACCAAATAAACTTTTTTCCTTCTTTTCATAAATAGCAAATTTTGAACAATCAATATTTAAATTTTTATCAATTAATTTTTTTGTTTCGTTTTTATTAGTATTACTATTAAATTTTTTATATTCTTCTTGATATTTTTTACATTCACTTTTAAAATTTTTCGATATTTTAAATTTAGGGTCTATATCAAAATAATAAGATTGTGTCAATATTTTATTTAAAGATTTAAATGGACCTGTATCTGAACCGGTATTAATTACATATTTATAAAATTCAGATTCACACGCACATTTTTTAAATTCATATTGACCTATTTTTTGTCCGATTTCATTTAATTTAAATTCAATTATTATTTTAGGAAAATAGATTTTATCATTAAAATTATTAAACCATTTTGGATTTTTTTTAAGTTCATCAGTAAATGATTTAAATATAAAATCTACAGGACTTTTTTTTAATAATAATTTTAATTTTTTTTCACTTTCATTATATTTTTTATAAAAGTCAGATAAAACCCATTTTTTACTTTTTTCAAATTTTTTTACAATCCAAACTTTTCCATCTTTTCCTCTTTTCATGACTCCAATTTTTTCGGCATGAGCACAATAACCGAAACCTTTAGGACTTGGTTCATCTCCTTTATATGATTTTTTAGGATCATTTTTACATGTAGGCATATATTATTAAATTATAAAAATTTAATATATAATATAAAAAAATTAAACCTTATTATTTTATTAATTTATAATCCTCAAATTTAATTACTTTTTTTTGCCATGATTTCAGCACAGTTTGCCATTCTTGACATATTTTTACTCAAAGTACGTAAGTTTTTATTCATACCAATTAGCTCAGTATGTAACAAACTAATATATTCTAAAATGTTATTTCCATGTTCATCTTCCAATAAAGTACATAGACCTTTGTAAAATTCATTATCAGATAAGTCAATTGCTACTTTTTGATCAACACTATCCATATCACTTCCACCATCTTGTTCATCATAATCGTCTTCATCATCGTCATCTTCATCTTCATCGTCATCAACAATAGAACTAATTACGGGTTCATCCATTTCTTGTTCATTAATAAGACTAGATTCTTCTACTTCTTGATTACTTTGTTCAATTTCTTGATTTGATACTACATTTTCTTGTTCCATTATGGAAATATTTATTAGATTATCTTTAAGTATATTTTATGAAATATAAATAAATAAAAATAAATAAAATAATTAAAGCTATATATTTTACATATTGAGTTATTATTGATTCAAATGTAATTAATTCTGGTCTTGGATATGTAAATATGGTATTATTTTTAGTATATTCAATTTTACTAAAATCATTTGAAATAATATTATTTTTTTTTATTATATGTAGTTTTATATTTTTTTCCATATTTAATATAAATAATTTTTTAATTAAAAAAACACTCATATAAAATTTTGGCATAAAAGGAAATAATTGCTAAGATAATCAATAAAAATGATAAATAAATTATTTTTTTATTTTTATTTTTAACATTCAAATTAAATAAGTTTTTATTATGCATAAATAATAAAGTAATGAGGATTATATAAATAATTACTACAAATTTTAAATCAAAATCCATTAATACTAAATAATTAGATTATTATTTTTAATTTTTAAATCATTTTATTATTAAAATAAAATAATTATATAGTATGGTATATCATTTATTAATAATTATATTTATATTACTATTATTTATTCTAATTAATAAAAAATTAGATACACAAGAAAATTTTGATACATATTTTTTACCATTCTATAATGTAGAATCAAATTTGTTAAGAGATTTTTATGTAAATGATGATAATAATAAAAATTACTTTAAACATAAACTTAATTACAATGAAGTTTATATATTTTCGAATAAATATTCTTATAGTTTTTTTAAAAAATTTAATTCAAATTTATTGAGCAAATCATTATTATATAAAACAAAAATGATTGAGTTAGATAATTATGATGATAATTTAAAATATCTATCAAAATATGATAATTCAATTACAAATGTAACTTTACCAATTATTTTAAAAGATATACAATATCAAAAAAAAATTAATTTAGTTGCACGACTTCATAATATTTATTTATTATGTTTAACAAAATTAAAATATAATATTAATAACATAAAAGATATTCCATTTGATGCTAAAATTGGTATATTAAATAAAGATAATACAATTTATTATTATTATGATAAAATCTTTAAAGATTTAAATATAGATTATAAAAAAAGTAATATTATTATTTATAATAGTAGAAAAGAATTATACAATGATTTACTTGAAGATAAAATTAAAGTATCTTTATTTTTTAGTGAATTACCTAATGCTGAATTTGATAATTTTTTAGATTTAGATTTTATGAATGAAGTAATTATTTTACCATTTGATGTTAATAATCAATTAGGAAATTTATTTTTTAAAAAAAATGATTTTAGTGAATTAAATTATTTTAATTTAAATAAAATTAATAAAAAATATCTACCGAAAAAATTTGGTAATAATTATCATTTTGTTTATAAACCAACAATAAAACTTTTAAAAATTAATTCAATATTAGTATGTAATAATAAAATTAATACAAAAATAATTAATGAAATATTTAGTTTTTTAATAAAATACAGAAATACATTTAGAAATACACCATATCAAATAGATGTTATAGAACCGACATTTGACTTAATAAAATATATACCTTATCAAAAAGATATATTAAGCCTATTTAGAAAAAATGGATATATAACAAATATAGATTCACCTAATTGTAAATATTTTGTTGGAAAAAAAGAATGTACCCAAGAAGTTTTAAAAAATAATGGAATGGACTAAATTAATATATTAGTTTTATAATTTTTTTGATTATAATCATTTATTCTTTTTATTGTATCATCTGAAAAAGAATAATCCGGAGTCTTTAAATTAGGATATTTCTTTTTATCAAATTGTTTATTACAACACTCATCAACAGTTGTAGATAAAATATTATATTTTTTATTTTTTTCTTTACAATTATAACATAATGGATTATAATTTGGATTATAACTATAATAATGATAACCTATATTTTTCATATTCGTTGGTAATTGACATTTCCCATTAATACATCCTCCATAATTATTTTTATAGTTTTGATTACCTTTGTAAAAAGGACATTCATTGTCTTCTTCACATGGTTTATCATATATACCAACTGATTTAGGACGTCCATAATGGTCTATAGATGATTCACATAATGTTTTAGTGTCATAATTTAAAATTGTTTGTTTTGAATCTACATCTGTATTAAAACAAGCATAATTTGAGCTTAAATCATTTAATTTCTTTTTATTATCAACTATATTTATTACTTCATTTACATCTTTAATTCTTGGTTGAAAATCATTAAAATTTTTATTTAATATAAAATAATTTGTTGGAAGATTTTCATCATTACCAGGTGTATTTAAAAAATTTGAATTTGCTTCAATACCAGTAAATTCTACATTGTATAAATTAGGATTTTTATTATTTATAAATCCAATATAAGTAAAACTATTTATGTAATAATTATATTCTTGAAATAAATTTACTTGAATTACAAATATGGGTTTATTTTTATTTGAATTTATGTATTTTATATCAATTATTCTGTAATTGTATATTTGATAATTTATTTTACCATTTAATATAAGTTCTTTTTGAGACATAATTTTAATTTGTTCTTTATTTATTCTTTTTAGAAATTCTTTATTTAATATATTAACTTCATTTATTGGACTTTTTATATATTTAAATGTATTTATTTTTACAGGATTATATTCATTAAATCGTTTTATATCTGTATTTTTATTTAATTCTGTAATAGAGAAATCAACTTGGTATTCATAACTAAGTTTTTCTTTAGTAACTGGATTTATAATTAATTTTATTGATTTTTTATATAAATTTTTATCAATATTTTTATTATTTAAAAAAGTACATAATTTTTTGAAATCAATTAAACCAAATTTATATATCGAATTTCCACCAGTTGCTGTTTCAGGTAATCTTAATTGATCACTGGGAACAGGTACTGGTTCGTTTAATATCATTGTACTATTTGAATCAGTCGCAAATTTTTTCCAATATTTATCACAATTACTATTTCTAATATTTGATTGAGGCTTAAACTCTAAATCAGTATTAAAAAAATTAGGTTCCCCTTGTCTATTAGTAGGAGGAACTTTACAATAATGTTCTTTGATTATTAGATATTTTGATGTTAAATAATATAATATAAAAATTGTTAGTAATATAGCAAAAATATATTTCATCAATCTATTATAAAGAAATATAAAAAATAAATTGTTTCAATTTTGAAATTAATATATTTTTTTATATATGGGTGAAAAAATTTTAGTGACTGGTGGTACTGGATTAATTGGAAAAGCAATCCAAAAAATATCAATTAATTATAATTATGAATTTTTATTTATTGGTTCTAAAGACTGTGATTTAACTAATTTTGATGAAACATTGGAGTATTTCAATAAAATTAAACCAGATTATGTTTTACATTTAGCTGCCTGTGTAGGAGGTCTCTTTAAAAATATGAATCATAAAGTTGAAATGTATGAAAAAAATATACAGATTAATAATAATGTATTGAAATCATGTCATTTAGTAAATGTAAAAAAAGTAATTAGTTGTTTATCTACATGTATATTTCCTGATAAAACATCATATCCTATCGATGAAATGATGCTTCACAATGGACCACCTCACGATTCTAATGATGCTTATGCTTATGCTAAAAGAATGTTAGAAATTCAAAGTAAAGCTTATCAACAACAATATGGTAGTAATTTTATATGTATAATACCAACAAATATTTATGGTTCTCATGATAATTATTCATTAGAAGATGGTCATGTTATTCCATCATTAATACATAGATGTTATTTAAATAAACAAAATAATGAAAAATTTGTTGTACGGGGTACAGGAAAGCCATTAAGACAATTTATTTATTCCGAAGATTTAGCTAAATTAATATTATGGAGTTTAGATAAATATAATTCAAAAGATAGTATAATATTATCCGTAAATGAAAAGGATGAAACAAGTATTGAAAATGTAGCAAGATTAATAGCACGTTCTTATAACTATGAAGATAATATAGTTTTTGACGATTCATTTTCCGATGGTCAATATAAAAAAACTGCAAATAATGCCAGATTAATGAATTTAATTAAAGATTTTGAATTTACTAAAATAGAAAATGGAATAAAATTAAGTGTAGATTGGTTTATTCAAAATTATGATACTTGTAGAAAATAATTACTTTAATTTATATATCATTAGTCTACCTTTTCTCATCTTTACGTCAAAATAATTTTTGTAATTATTTTTAATAAAAACATTAAGTGTTCTATATTCCTTTCCAAATAATTCTTTTTTATTTCTATCTCTTATTTTTTTTTTTAATTCACTAATACAAATTCCATCTTTTACTAAATCATTTAATAAATTAAATCTTTCATCATTATTAAGTTTATTAATATTATTTGTATTATTTGTAATATTTGTAATATTTGTATTATTTGTATTTACTTTTTCATTACTAAAATCATTAACTTCTTTTTTATCAATTACATTATCATATGTATTTTCAACATATTCATCAATATCATAATATACACTACATGAATTAATTATGGAAAGTGATGTTTGTTTTTTTAAACCAAAAACTTCAAATTTTTTATTAAACTGCATAATATACCTTATTAATGGTATGTAATCTTTGTCACACCCAATTAATATGTATTTAGTAATATGACTATGATAAAATAAACAATGCATCATATCTACTATGATTTTACTATCAGTACTATTTTTTCCTGCTAGTCTTGAAATTTGAATTTCTTCCAATCCATTATCTAATATTTGTTTATCCCAAAAAGTATTCATGGATTCTAATTTCCAATCTCCATATACTCTTTTTAGTATTAAATCATTTTCACATTTTATTTTATCTAATAATGCAGAAAATTTGATATCATTTACATGAATGTTATCACCATCAATAAATAAAGCCGTTGTATCCATTACTTATAAATATTATATTAATCTTAAATTAATTTTGTAAATTAAATATTATTTCTGTTCCTATAATAATTTTTCTTTTTTACTAAATAAATTATTATTTGACCATAAACTATATGGGTCATCATCATCATTGGAATACCAATCTTCTCTATGCCATATATCAATATAATAATGATAACCTATTCTATAATATATATAAAAATCATACAAATTAGATTGTGGTCCATATTGGTCAAAACCATCATGTTCCACAGTTCTTTTTGTATTTATTATGTTTATATTTTTTTTATTATATTTATTAATAACAGTGTTTTGATGTTTTTCTTCTTGACATCTTGGTACATAATTTTTTAATCTTTCTTTTATTTTATTTGTACAGAAAGAAGACATAATTATTACTTTTGTTTATAATTATACAAAAAATCAATTTTTAAAAACATTTTTAATATACATGATTAATTCTTAAATATTCGCGCAATTCATCATCATCTCTATAAATTTGCCTCATTTTATATTTACTTAAATAATATTCTTCATCATATTCATCAGCTTTATGCCATACATCAAAATAATAATTGTAACCTATTCTATAATAGATATAATAATCATAAGATCTACACCCCCTCCGTTTCTATCAAAACCATCATGATTAATTTTTAATTCTCTATGTACAATATTAATATTTTTTTGACTGTATTTCTTAATTACAATATCTTCGTCTGTTTCATAATTTATGTGGTACTCTACCATTTTATGAAAGATTATTAATATTATTCTTAATTTTCAAATCAATTTTTAAATGTAATTCATTTAAGGATAGAAGATATATTTATTATAAAAATTGATTTTTCTTGGTATTTATAATAAAAAATAAATATGAATAATTTTTCAAAAGAAGATGTAGTAAGTAATATTGTACATAATTATCTAGCACCAAAAAATCCAATATATCGTATAAAATATTTTTATGTAGAATCAAAATTAAATTGGGATACACAAGAATATTTTGATGGGGGACGACCTTCTGCTCTCTTAAAAGTAAAACATAAAAATATAATTATTGAAGGTGTAAAAGGTATTGTTTATACATATGAAGAATATAATAAATTAAAAGAAGAGAATGCTGAGTTTGAATTAAAAAAAGATGATGTAAAAGAAAAAAATAATTTTTTGTATCTTTCTTATTCATTAAGAAAATCTATATTAAAAGAATCTTTTATTGAAAAATGGAAATCTTTAGAAGACCGTACAATAAGAGATGGTGAAGCAATATTTGTTTTAACTGATGTTGAAAGATTAGAATAATTATATAAATAAATTTAAATTATAAAATAAATGGTATTAATGCTTTTCTATTTTTAGGATAATCCTTAAAACAATCTTTATACCATTTATGTGTATGAATTGATCTAACACCTATACAACCAACAGCACCTAATGCAAATAATAATCCTGGTACTGACCATGTAGCAATAGCCCAACCAGACCATTCTAAAATTTCACCTAAATAATTTGGAGATGATATTACATTATATAAACCACCTTCAGGTAAATAATATTGTTTTTTACAAATATCTGAAAAATAAGTATCACTATCAAACATTTTTGAAAAATTAAATTCACCATCTTCATAAAATTTCAAATCTTTTAATTCAAAATTTTCTATTTCTTCATCTTCTACTTCATCATCTTTTAATTTATCTTTTTCTTCATCTGATTTCTTTTTTAAATTACGTAATTTAATATCTGCCCAAACATTTATAATAAAACCAATAAAAAATATTATAACTCCAATTATAAAAGTCGGTGTTTTTACCCAATCATCTGTATATTTAGGATTACATGATACATTTTTTGCATTTAAATAACTAAACATTGATAAATAGAAAAATCCTAAAATAACCAAGATTAATGGAAATTTTTTGTGTTTTTGTTTCATTATGATATATGGATAAATGATAGAACGATTAATATAATGAAATAACCATAATCCTAAAAATATTAAAGGAACATAATTTAAATTATTGCAACCATATAAATAATAAAATAATAAAAACATTACTAAACCCGTCACTTCCATAATTGCCCAAGCATTTTTTTCATCTAAAGTTGGACCCCAAATATCTGGTTTGAAAAAACGCCCATATGGTGTTGGAACATGAGAAAAAAACAACATAGATATTGGTAATACACAAATAGCTATAATTAATACTGTTTCATAATTTGAATTGGGTAAAAACATATCTTAAAAAATCATTAAATTTTTTTATATTAAACTAAAAATAGTTATAGATTTTAAAATAAAAATAAAATATTAAACATAATAATGCATATACAATATTTGTTAGTATAATGCACTTTCCATCAAAGTCATTTAATAACATGTAAAGTGTGACAAATGATATAAAGATTGTCATTATTTGTCCAATTAATCCATGTATTGTAAATGATTTCATTGCTTTTTTACTTTTTTGATAAGTTATGAGAATAAAATAAAAATAAATTAAGGGAACACCCCATAAAAAAGCAGATATATTTAAAAATTCTGGATATTCATCAAAAATTAAAGTAAAGTAAGATATAATTCCAATAAATATAGAACCTATTATTACATCAATTAAAATTTTATTTACTTTATTTGACATATAATTATATAATATAATATTTTATGATTATTATAATAATTTTTATTATAATAATTAGTTTTTTGAAATATTAAATTATTTTTTACTTTGTTTTTTTATTTTTGTTGTTTTCTTTGCTTTTTCATTTTGTAGATTCATATAATATTCTTTAGTATCCGACGCTTTTACTAAATCATTAGATACACTATTCGTTTCAACTAATTTATTTATTAAACTTAATAAACTTAAATTTTTTAATTTAAAATTTATATCTAATTGTTCATTATCAAATAAATTTATTTTTTTTTTATTTCCTCCATTCTTAATAAAAGGTATTTTTAAACTCATATATATTATAATAATATATTTTTTAAAAAAATAAGTATAAATTATTCATTATTATCTTCAGTACTTTCTAAATCTGGTACTTCTGAATCATCTTCATTACTTTCTAAATCTGGTACTTCTGAATCATCTTCATTACTTTCTAAGTCTTCCATACCTTCCATACCTGGCATCATACCTTCCATACCTTCCATACCTGGCATCATACCTTCCATACCTGGCATCATACCTTCCATACCTGGCATCATACCTTCCATACCCGGCATCATACCTTCCATACCTGGCATCATACCTTCCATACCTGGCATCATACCTTCCATACCCGGCATCATACCCTCCATACCCATTTCATTTTCTTCATCATCATCTTCATCGCGCCAGTTATCCCAATTAACTTTAATATTATTTTTATAAATATTATTTTTAGATAAATATTTCCAAAAATTATCTTCATTTTCTTTTTTAACAATAATTCTTAAATAATTTTCAGTTTCTTTATATTCAATTTCATCATTATTAATATTATCAAAAAATGAAAACTGCATGGTATAAGAATCATTATTGATTGAAAAATGATTTTCTTTAATTATAATTATATTTTTATTTAAATTTTGTATATGTATATCTAAGATAACATTTTCTCTATTTTGAAACCAAAAAATACTCGGTGTTTTTTTTACTATTTCCAGACTCATTATAATTTATTTTAATTATATTGTTTTTAAATATTTTTGTAAATCCATTTTACATAATTTCCTACTTTTGTATATACGCCAGGAAATCCATCCCAAGCACATCCTACTCCCCAACTTGTAATTCCAATCAATATTGATGTCTTATTTTTTCCATAATTACCAAACATCGGTCCACCAGAATCACCTTGACAAGTATCTTCATTGTCATTAGGGTCATCTAAATCATTATAATCACCTGCAATTACCATATTTTGATTTACCCAACTTGGTGGTAATCTTGTTTGATTTATATTCATTACATTAATCAATGAACATTGTAATTTATTTGTTAATTTTCCATTAAAATTATCTTTTCCATAACCCATAATTACACATTCTCTATTTTTTTTGTAAATATAATTATATAATTCAGGTGTTGGTAAATATATTTGATTTATATTATATTTTGATATATTTTCATGTAAATATATTATTGCGATATCATTATCTATAGTTTCATTATTATATCTTGGATGAATTTTTACACTTTTTATTCTGAATACTTTCCCTCCATTACGAAGATTTTTTTTATTAAAACGCACTACTAAATTATTTATATTTTGGTTATACATTACATGAGCTGCTGTTATTATAATATTTTTACCAATA